GCAGATCGGGTTCGATCCGTGGAATGCCGGTAATCTCGAGCAGGACCTGCAGGCGGAAGGGTTCCCGGTCGTCGAGATTCCGCAGACGCTCGCGCAGATGAGTGGGCCGTCGAAAGACTTCGAAGCCGACGTCCTCGACGGCCTCGTTGACGCCGGCGGCCATCCGTTAATGGCGTGGTGCATCAGCAACGTCGTGGTGCAGCGGGACGGGAAAGACAACATCTACCCGGTCAAGAAGAAAAGCCGCGGACGGATCGACCCGGTGATCGCGGCGTTGATGGCGCGCAAGCTCGCGACGCTGCCGCCGGAGTCCGAGCCGGAATACCAGATGTTTGTGGTCGGGGGTGCGCGATGAATGACAAACGACCTCCGGGTCGACCGCCGAGTGTGTATGGGACTGGCGCGACCGCGCGCGTCCAGGTGCGCGTCTCGCCGGCGGTGCAGCTCGAGCTCCGGCGCGTCGCGACGGCGTCGGGCACCGACGTCTCGAATGTGCTGCGCGATTTGATTGACGATTGCGTCGAAGGCCGGCGCCCGCTGGTATTCTGTACTCCAAAACTCAAGGGCTGAGGCGCAGGCTGTTCGGGCATCAGACATGCCCGAAGCCGTTTCACGTGAAACGCCCCAGCCCGCCGCGCGCCGCGCCTATGCGCGGCTCGAGCTGAAGGCGGTCGACGCCGAGCGCCGCACGCTCACCGGCGTCGCGACCTCCGCGGCCACGGACCGCTACGGCGACGTCGTCGAACCCGCCGGCGCCGAGTTTGCGCTCCCGCTCCCGCTCCTCTGGCAGCACGACAGCAAGTCCCCGATCGGCGAGGTCACGCAGGCGCGCCAGGTCGGCGACGCGATCGAGATCACGGCACAGATCGCCAAGACCGACGTGCCCGGCGTGCTGAAAGACCGCCTCGACATGGCGTGGCAGTCGATCACGCTGGGTCTGGTGCGCGGCTTGTCGATCGGGTTCATGTCGCTCGAGGACAGCTACGACAAGGTCACCGGCGGCTTGCACTTCCTGCGGTGGCAGTGGCTCGAGCTCAGTGCCGTGACGATTCCGGCGAACGCCGACGCGTCGATTCACACCATTCGTGCCTACGACACCAGCGACGCGGCCGCGCCCGGCCCACGCGTGCGCCCGGTCTCCCGTTCACTGTCCGGCGTTTCGGACTCACCGCGCGTCGTCTCGATGCGCTGGAAATCTCCGATGGCCAAGAAAACATACGGTGAACAGATCAGCGGCTGGGAAGCCACGCGCGCCGCGAAGACCGCGCGCATGGACGAACTGCTGGAAAAGTCCGGCGACGCCGGCGAAACCCTGACCGAGGACGAGAAGACCGAGCACGACGGGCTCGCGCTCGATGTCAAGGACATCGACGGGCAGCTCGTGCGGCTGCGCGCGGCCGAGAAGCGCGATAAAGAGGCGGCCGTGCCGGTCCACGGGACCACGATCGAGACCGCGTCGACGTCCCGCACGGGCGTGATGGTGCTGCCGAAGAAGCTCGAGCCCGGCATCCTGTTCGCGCGCACCGCGATGTGTATGGCGATGGCGCGCGGCAACGAGCTGCAGGCGAAAGAGTACGCGCGGCAAAGCTACGGCGACGACGCCGTGCCGCTCGTGAAGATGATCGACTACATGACCAAGGCCGCCGTCGGGGCCGGCGCGACGTCGGTGAGCGGGTGGGCGTCGGAAATGGTGCCGTACAACATCATGGACGACTTCATCACGTTCCTGCGCCCGGGGACGATTCTCGGCAAGTTCGGCACGACCCAGAACGGCGTGACGTATCCGAGCTTGCGGCGGGTGCCGTTCAACACGCGCGTGAGCGGCTTCTCCGCGGGGCTGACGGCGAACTGGGTGGGAGAGGGCTTGCCGGCGCTGCTGAGCAAGGCGACGAGCTTCTTCACCTCGCTGACCTGGTCGAAAATCGCGGCGCTCGCCGTGCTGACCAAGGAAGAGATCCGCTTCTCGAACCCGAGCGCGGAAGCCAAGGTGCGCGACGACATCGCCGCGGCCATCGTGGCGAAACAGGACCGCGACTTTATCGACCCGGCGAAGGCGGCCGTCGCCAACGTGTCGCCGGCCTCGATCACCAACGGGACGACGCCGATCCTGCCGAGCGGCACGACCGCCGCGCAGCTGCGCACCGACCTGGCGACGCTGCTGGGGACGTTCGCGACCGCGAACCTGTCGCCCGAAGACATCGTGCTCATCATGTCGACCGTCGACGCGTTGAACATCTCGCTGATGATCACCTCGCTCGGCAACCCGGTTTTCCCGGGCCTGACGATGCAGGGCGGCAACCTGCTCGGCTTCCCGGTCATCACCACGACCGCGATGGTCGGGGTCGGGTCGCCGGTCTCGAACATCATCGTCGCCGTCAAGGCCGGCGAGGTGTACCTCGCGGACGACGGCGTCGTGACGGTGGATGCGAGCGACCAGGCCTCGGTCGAGATGGTCGACTCCGGCTCGGCGCAGAGCGGCATCAGCGGCACGGGCGCCTCGCTCGTCTCGTTCTGGCAGGCCGGTTTGCTCGGCCTGAAGGCGACGCGCGAGATCAACTGGAAGCTGCGGCGCCCGCAGGCGGCCCGCTACATCTACAACTCGGCCTACAAGGCGTAATTCCCAGGGCGCGCGTCGGCCGTCTGCCGCGCTCGGTGGACGGTCGACGCGGGCGTCCCCTGCGTTGAGGGCGACGACATGCCACTCGAGAACTTCACTCTCCGCAAGTACCGCGCGCTGAAGGAATGCCCGCAAGGGCAGCTCCCCGGCGAGGTGTTCGAAGCGACCGAAGATGCCGGCGACGTGCTCGTGAGCGTCGGCGCCGCGGAGCGCGTCGACGACGATCCGCCTTCCGCCACCTCGCCCACCGGCCGCCACAAGCGGCGCGACCTGCGCGCTGAAGACTGATGCTCTCCCCACGGACCGCCCTGCGTCGCTGGCTGGGCGTCGAGAAAGCCGCCCCACCGACCGATCTCATCACGCATATCTCGGGCGGCTGGTGGCCCGTCATCCGTGAGAGCTTCGCCGGCGCCTGGCAGCGCGGCATCGTCGTCGGCGTCGAAGAGGCGGCGACGCATCCGACGGTGTGGTCTTGCGTGACGCTGATCGCCGGCGACATCGCGAAGTGTCGGCCGAAGCTCGTGCTCGAGGACGCCAACGGCATCGAGACCGAAGTCGACAACGCGGCGTACTCGCCGGTCCTCCGGCGGCCGAATCACTTCCAGAACCGCATTCAGTTCTACGAGTCGTGGGTGCTCTCGAAGCTGCTGCGCGGCAACGCCTACGCGCTGAAAGTGCGGGACGGCCGCGGCGTCGTCACCGACCTCTACTTACTCGACCCGATGCGCGTGCAGCCGATGGTGACGCCCGCCGGCGACGTCTACTACGCGCTGCAGCAGGACGTGCTGGCCGGCGTGACCGAGGCCTCGGTCGTCGTCCCCGCGAGCGAAATCATCCACGACACGATGTATGCGCTCTATCACCCGCTCATCGGGCTGTCGCCGATTTACGCGTGCGGGCACGCCGCGATGGAAGGCCTGGCGATCATCAACAACGCGACGCAGCTCTTCAAGCACGGATCGCAGATCGGCGGCGTGCTGACGGCGCCCAAGCAAATCAGCGCCGAGACCGCGGCGCGGCTCGAGAAGTACTGGCAGGAGAACTACGCCGGCGAAAAGAACATCGGCAAGGTTGCCGTGCTGGGCGACGGCCTGACCTTCGAGAAGCCGCCGGTGATGTCGGCGGTCGATGCGCAGCTGATCGATCAACTGCACTGGGGCGACGAAAAGATCTGCGGCGTCTACCACGTGCCGCCGTTCATGGTCGGCGTCGGCCCGCTCCCCAGCTACAACAACGTCGAGGCGCTCGGCCAGCTCTATTACGGCCAGTGCCTGCAGATTCACTTCGAATCGCTCGAGCTCTGCCTGACCGAAGGCCTCGAGCTGAAGACGCCCTATGAAGTCGAATTCGACATCGAGGCGCTGGATCGCATGGATTCGGTGCAACGGATGGAGGTCGCGACGAAGGGCGTGATCGGCGGCATCTACAAGCCGAACGACGCGCGGAAGAAGTTCAACCTGCCGCCGGTGCCGGGCGGCGACCAGGTCTATCTGCAGAAGCAGAACTGGCCGCTCGAGAAGCTCGGGACTGACCAACCCAAGCCACCGCCACCGCCGCCGCCACCGCCCCCACCGCCGCCGCCCCAGCTGTCGGTCGATCCCGACGTCTTCGCCGCCTTCTTGCAGGCGAAGCTCGCGCAGCGTCGAACTGAACGGCGCGAGGCGGCATGACCGTCGAGGAACGCCTCGCCGAGATCGTCGCCGCGGCGCTCTCCGCCGAAATCTCCGCCGAGATGGCGCCGCTCCTGGCACGGGTCGCCGCCGTCGAAGCGCGACCCACTGAGCCTGGACCACCCGGTCCGCCTGGCGCGCGCGGCGTAGACGGCTTCTCTGGGCCGCCTGGGCCGCCTGGGCACGACGGCGTGGCGGGTCGGGATGGGCAACCGGGCGTCCCCGGCCGCGACGGCGCACGCGGCGAGCGGGGCGAGAAGGGTCTGGATGGGAAGGACGGGCGCGACGGCACCCTCGAGACCCTCCGCGTCGAGCGTGTCGGCGAGCGCACGTACCAATTCGTGCAC